TATCATCTTTCCAAACATTTAGAATTTAAAAAAGAAGCTGATAGTATTAGTTTTAATGCAGGTACTTTTGTCCATGACTACTTTCAAGCTATATTGATTGGCATATATAAAATAGAAGATGTTGAAGCTAAGTTTAGAAACTTTATTAAAGGTAAAAACTACGCAGAAAACGACAAAGCCAAATCAGAATTTTTAGCAGATAGAATAGTAGGGTATGTTCAAAATCATTTAGACGCAGTAAAAGAAATATCAGGCAAATCTTTTCCTAAAGGTTGGGATAAAGAAAAGCCTTTTTCTGATTGGTATGATGAACAATATATGAAGAAGACTTTAGGTGTAGCTTGTGAAGGTTATATTGATTGTTTTAATGATGAATTTAAAATGTTTTCAGAACATAAGAATAGATTTGGTTCAGTTAAAAAGAACCCAAACCCACTAACACAAAAGAAAAAACCATACACTTATGTAAGACCACAAAAAATTAATTCTCCACAATTTACGCATTGTATTCAAACTGCTGTTTATTCAAAACACTTTAACCATGAATACAAACCACATTTAATTTATGGTTATGATGATCATTATAAAATATTTGACGCAAAAAATTGTTGGGAACTATCCCCTGAAGGTATTAACTATTTCTTTAATAAATTTATTCAAATCAATATTCAAAGACAAGAAATGCTTAGGATAGCTGACGGAAGTATTAAGAAGTTAGCCATGATGATTGGAATAGATTGGTCTGACATCAGACACTATAAAAGAAACTTTATGCTTAAAAGCATAGATGAAGGGGATATAAAAAAACTGGAGAACTTTTATGAAAACTTATGATGGTTTATCGCCTGAAGATATAAAAAGAATTATAAATAGTGAGGTCTTGGAAAAGATGATCAAGGACAAGGCTAAAGAAGTTTATGATGATGAGAAGGAAAAAGAACAAGAAGAAATTATTAAAAACGCAAGAAAGGAAGGAACAATTTGACAAAGAACATATATCAAAAACTAAAGACAGCTTCAGAAGAAGCTAGAATGGTTAAGAAAACTGAGAAAAAAGGTGGTATGAATTTTAACCCACTTGAACATGACGCAGTACAATCAGTAGCTATGGAGGTCTTAAATAAAAATGGTCTCTATGCTTATTGTACTTACAAAGATTTTTTAATTAAAGAAATGTTTGTGCAAACGACTTGTAAAATGACAATCATAGATATTGATAAGCCTAGTTCTTTTATAGAAATAGAAACTCATGCTATCGCAAAAACAGATAAGTATGGATCAGGTAATTGTATGTCATACGCAAGAAAATATGCTTTCTTAAATGCTTTAAATTTAAGAACAGGAATGAAAGATGATGAGGAAGAAGCAAAAGATATGGAAGATGGACATAATGCAAAGCCACTTTATAATCATTCTAAAGTACAGCAACCTAAACAAAAGGTTGAGGTAGCTGACGAACTACAAGTAATACAATTAGCTTTTGAACAAAAAGCAAAACCTAATTCTGTTTTAAGAAGCGATATAGCAAATCTTAAAACAAGAATAAATCAGAATGGCGTTTGGGATTCTTTCACTAAAACTGGTTTATATAAAAATATGAAAGACCTTGAACTAAGTATCAACAAAGCAAACAAAAGGAGCTAACAAATGGGAACATTTGAATTAAAAGAAGGTGAAGGTTATCTTAACAGAGATAATGAGAACCCTGAGAAATTTTGGGGATCTTTTAAAATACCTAAAGACATGAAGAAAGGTGAAACAATTAACCTAACTGAATGGATAAATACTAAAGATGATGGAAAGGTAATTCACAAATTAGTAGAACGAAAACCTAAACAACAAGTTTAGTTTTACTGATATAGGGGTGGTGGTATTCTTTTTTCCCTTGAGTCGTTGTTCACTACCCCTATTTTATTATGAAGATATTTTTTTTATTTCTTTACATGACTACTGGAGGAACGACTTACGCATTAAAGAAAATTCCAATAATGAGTGCTACATCTTTAACTTGCAAACAAGCATTAAAAAAGAACGCAGTAATAGAACATGAGCCACATGGAGTTAGATATAAAGGACAAAAAGTATTTAAGTATTATTGTAGAACTTCATCAGGAGATTGGGTTCAATGAACGACAGAGGTTATAACGATTTAGAAGAAACAATAGAAAGATTAGAAAAGAAAATTTATGAGTTAGAAAAAAAAATAGATTTAAAAGATGAGGAGATACAAATATTAAATATACAATTAACAAAAAAGGAGACACATGAGTAAAGATGATAATATACAATGGATAGACATAGGGGATAAATTAACAAAACAAATGCTAAAGAATAAGCAAAAGGAATATGGAAACTTTACTAACAACTCTTATGTTATAGCCAATTTTATACAAAGCACATTAGAAGTTATTAATAAAAAATCAATCAAAGTACCAGTAACTATTGTTCCTCAACTTATGATTGTACTTAAACTTACAAGAACAATAGATGATGGAAGTAAGCAAAACTTATATAAAGCTGACACACATAACGATATAAATGGATATAATCATCTGTTAAAAATAATGATGCAGGAATTGAAGGAGGATAAAAATGGCAAGTAATGGTAAGGTTTTTTATAGTCCACAGATAAAAAAGATTATAAATTTTATGAATAATTATTATGAAGAAAATGAATGCTATCCTAAACTACATGAGATAGGTGTTGAATTAGATGTTACTAAACAAAGAATAGGTATCTTAATGAAAGACGCATTGAGACTAGGATTGGTAAAATCAAATAATGTATTTATGAGAAAATATAGCTTGATTAAATTATCAAAAAACAGTAAATTGAAAGTCAATAATTACTATGAGTTGTAAAAAAATATACAATATGGAAATGGCAGTAATTATGGAGGAGGATTTTGCAACTGTTGAGGAAGCTGCAAATCAAAAGATGCCTTCAACTAAGGCGTTTGTAAGTAGAGTTAGCGACATGAAGTTGATTAACTCTCTTGTAAAAAAAAAGGAGGATAATGATGGAGAACATCAGAAGTCGTCTGCAGAAGCTGATGGACAAACAGAGGGAAAAAAGTGAGAAGTATGTCCAAGCAGTACAAGAAGCTAATAAATTAAAAGCTGAAAGTTATAGCTTACATTTAAAAGTTTCAGAATGCAGAGAACAATTAATGGCAAACAGGTAGTCGTTAATTAACATAAACAAGTACAACATAAAGTTGCACAACAACTAGAAAGGTAAGCTGTCGTTATGGGTAAAATACAAAAAGAAAGTGATACTTCATTCAATATTCATGCTGGTAAAAGATTAAGAAAAGCTAGAATAGAATTAGGTAAAACTCAATCATGGGTTGGAGAACAAATAAAAGTTACTTTCCAACAAGTTCAAAAATATGAAAAAGGTACTAATGGCATGAGTGGTGCTACATTAGGTAGATTGGCAATCGCTTTAAATGTAAAGGTTACTTATTTTTATGAAGGTTATGACATTGTAAAAGGTGTAAGTAGCTTTTCATATAAAGATAATCCACCTGAATTACATAGGGGTAATCAAGTTAAGAATGAAGCTATGTACCCTGACCCTCAACAAACACCATTGTTGAATGGTACTAATATTAAAATAGGATATTAAATTAATAAGGCGATCAGAAATGGTCGCCTTTTTTATATCTGTTCTAAACTTCTATTTTCATCATCTTTTTTCATACAAGAATAATGAGCTGGTTCTTTAGTTGCAAAAATAACAAAGGCTTCATCAGATATAATCATTTGATCACAATATTTACATAGACCAACATCTCTAATAATACCTCTAGTATTTTTCTTCCAAGTTTTTTTATGTCTTAGCATAGTTTGGTTTTTTTCCTTTTCTAGTTTTTCTTTCTGCTGTTTTTTTTCTTGATACAGCAGCTCTCCTTTGACTTGAACTCATGGATCTAGCTTTAGATGACTTAACACATTTAGGATAGTTCTTTCTTTTCTCACCCTTTGATCTTCCACATGGAGGAAAACCACCACCTTTTTTAGGATTAGCAATATCAACCCACTTTTCTGATGTCCATTTTCTTAATGACATTATCTTTTCTTTTTATTTTTCTTAGGTTTTATTCTACCACTACATACACCTGAAGCATACATATTTGCATAAGCTGAAGGATATACCTTGAACTTTCTTTTAGCAGCAGCTTTACCTCTTGCACATAATTTAGCCATAATATTTTTCCCTCCAACAACCCAGCTTAATGAATAAGCTACACCTAGTATTTACTTTTTAATTTTTTATTTTTCTTCTTCTTCTTTTTATTTTTATTTTTTTTCATTACTTTTTTTCCGTACATAGTTTTCTCCTATTGTTACCAGTTTTTGCAAGACCAATATCTTGCACTAAATTTATC